ACCCCGCTTCGCGCGGTCCCCCTCCCCCGAGGGGAGAGGATCATCACCACCCCTTCGCCGTCACCCGGTTGTTGAGCTGCGCCCGCAAATTCGCCAGCCCCTGCCGCGTGATGCGATAGGGCCCGCCGCCGGTGCTGGCGATCAGCTTCTTCTGTTTGAGGCTCTTGAAGACCTGGAGGGTGCAGTCGCTGAGCAACCAGCCCTCGCGGGACCAGCATTCAACGGCCTCGATCCGGCCGTCCTCGCGCACGAGGTCGATCCGCCCACCTTGTGCGAGCGCGTGCAGCACACGTTGCTGCGTTCTGGAGATATTCAATGGAATTTCCGATGTCGTGAGGCATGACAAGCCGCGCCCCGACGATCATCGGGACGGGCGGTTCAGCGGGCTCTGCGACGACCGGTTGACCGGTCGTCTAAACCCGGGCCTCGACGGCAAGGGGTGACATAGGGCGTACCTCTGTTGACGGTTATGGATAACACCAGCAACGCCGTTCGCCAAGATAACGGCAATCCCTACTCCCCCTTCGGGGGAGCTGTCAGCCGCGCAGCGGATGACTGAGGGGGTCCTCAACCGGCGTTCGAAACAGCGCCACAGCCAACACCAGCGGTGACCCCCTCGACCCCGCTTCGCGCGGTCCCCCTCTGTTAGGGGACAGATGAGGCTGGAGTCGCCGGGATGGGGTGGGATATCGGGGGATATGGTGGGACGGCCTTTGATTGATAAAGAAAAATTCGCCACGGGCCGTCGCTCGCCGGACTGAAGCGATGTCTAGAGTGGTGGGCGAAATAGACAAGAGTGGGACACGGTTGGCTGGAGTCGGGGCGGTTCTGGGCGGAAGCGCTCAGGGATGGCTGAGAGGGCTCTCAGGGCCGGTCTGCGGGGCTTTCCGAGGATCGACCTTCAAAAATTTGCCAGACGACGGCGGCGTGGTCGCTGAAAGAAGTGGGACCAAAGGGGTCCCACTTCGGCGGCAGGGTCCCACTTCGCGTTTTCTTCAATGAAATTATGGCGTTGAATGGCCGCGGTGGCGCGGCCGGGCGCGCTTGTCGCAAAAAGAAGTGGGACCTATCTGGCGGGCGTCGGCGCGATGAAGTCCAGGCGGAACCAGAGGGCGTCGGTGCGGCCGCGCTTGCCGCAATGGCTGCACTTGAGCCGGGGCCGGATCTGGTCGACGCCGGCGTCATCTCCGAACAGGGCGCAGGCCTGGGTTCCGGTGAGGAAAGAGCGGTTGCGGCAGCCCTGGCAGGTGAGCTGCAGGCGGCCATCGCTTTCGAGGATATCCCGACAGGTCGAGAGCGGATGGCCGGTCAATTGGAAGCGGGCCGCCCCTTCAGGGCGCGTAGGTCGATATGGATGTTGGCGCCGGTCCGATCTCCGGGGAAGAACGGCGGCAATGCGCTCCAGTCCCCGCTCCGCAGTCGGTCCGCCCCTTCCGTGCAAATCTGCATGACAAGGGCCGGCTCGGGCGGCGGCGTCGTGATGTGCCAGCTGAAGCCCGTAGGAAGCGGACGACCTACCGCTAATCCGTGGCTATGGTGGCTCTCAAGCACCCGCGCCAAGCGGATCATGAAATGGGCGCTAGTCATCAGCGTGTGCAGAAGCACCTGCTGTGGAAGCGAGACGAAGTGGGGACGCCGGCTGGTCCAAAGGTAGGGGCTTTCCTGCCCAAAACGCTCGGACCAAACCTCAAACAGAGGCCACTCCAAGGTCTCGGGAATAGCCTTTAGCAGCTCGGTTGGCGGCCGGGCTTCGCCGCTATCAAAATGCTCCCGCCAGATCGGGTACAGGTCCTCGGCATCGAGCCGGCCATCTGCCACCCCAGCCATTACCCGCCAGAAGGCATGACGTGCTGGATCCTCGATCCATTCCGGCGGCGACACGTCCATTCAATCAGTCCTCGACCGTTGCGCCAGCTGGCCCCCGGACAAGCGCCCAGATCAAGGCGCCGATCCAGCCCAGAACGGTCCAGCCCAGAAGCAGATTCAGGGCCACGATCGCCGGGACCTGACGGTGACGGGCGGCGATCGCGACAATGGAGGGGATGAAGTAGAGGGCCAGCAGCGTAAGCAGCGGGCCGAAGTCCGGAACATCTCGCGCCCACTCCGGTGTCTGCCATGTCGGTACCTCAGGCACCGCCCATCCAATCAGAACCGCAATTGCGATCACGCCGGCGGCCACCAAGCCGAAGGTTCTCACCCTGTCCCAACGGATGCCGCTTTCGTTGTCGCTCAAGTCACCCTCCTAAAGCAGCTGCGCGCCCCAGAGCACCTTGCCGATGATCTGAAGTTTGGCGAGATCATCGCCTGAAACCGTCTCGGCTGGATAGTCCGGGTTGTCCGAAACAAGAGTGATCCCTGAAAGGGTGCGGCGGAAACGCTTCACCCGGGCGTCGCCGTCGAGGACGAAGGCGAAGACGGCGTCGGTCAGGTGCTTGTCGTCCTCGTCGACCAGGAGCAGCGCGCCATCGGCGATGGTCGGGGCCATGGAGTCGCCTGCGGCCGTCAAGACGGACAGGCCCATGGTCGAGGTGCGGTTGAGCCGCTTGCGTAGAAACTCGGCCGTAAAGGGAATGTCGTCCAGGTGCCGGCGGCCATCGTTCCAGCTTCCGGCGCCTGCGGCGAGGGTGGCGTCGAAGCGCGGGATCCGGATGAAGCTCTTTTCCGCCTCAGGCCCCTGGCCACGCCCCCAGACCAACCAGTCGATCGAACAGCCCAGGCCGTCGGCCATCTTGGCGACGATGTCGAGCCGTGGCCCGGCTGACCCCGCCCCCCGGACGTACTTGGAAACGGTGTTCTGAGGCACCCCGATCCGTTGAGCAAAGGCGGTGGGCTTTTCGGGCGACATCGCCTCGGCCAGGCGCATGCCAAACCCCGCGTAGTCAAAATTGGGATCGAATTCCAAATCATTCATGCTGGCGCGCGTCGGCAGCCCTTGACGGTATCCTAAAATCACGGGTAATTATCACGTTCGTGACGTGAAAGACCCAATCGTGCAAACCAGTCGCCGCCAACCGTCGAAACCGAAGAATCGACACCCGGAACTGATCAAAGCCGCCATCCGCATGCGTGGAATGACGCTTTCACAGCTGGCGACAGACAACGGCCTGCACGAGAGCGCGGTCCGCGCAGCTCTGATCAGGCCGCAGCCAAGGGCAGACAAAGTGATTTCCCGGTTCCTGGGCGTGCCTCTCCATGAGCTGTGGCCGACACGATACGACAGCGAAGGCTGCCGAATCCGTCACGTTCGTGATGAGAATACTACGGGCCGTGCAGGAATGCACCGTCTATCGGCGGGGGCGCGGTAGACATGGCCGCCAACCCCACCGCCATCAACACACAGCCGCAGCAGGCGCAGGACATCCTGGTCTCCAAGATCAGGGTCGGGCCGCGCCTGCGGGAGCTGGATCAGACCTGGGCGCTGGCCCTCAGCGGGATCATGAATGACGAGGGCGGACAGCGGACGCCCGTCGACGTCTATCCGGTGCCGGGCACCGATGAGTTTGTTCTTGGGCCGGGCCTGCACCGGCTGGCCGCCCGGAAGATCGGCGGACATGAGACGGTCCGCGCCTTTGTCCTGGCCGACGCCAGCGACTTTGAGCGGCGCTCCCGGGAGGTGTCGGAAAACCTCTGGCGCAAAGGCCTGGACCCGCTTGAGCGGGCGGCCTTTGTCGCCGAGCTGCTGGAGCTGCGCCGCCTGAAAGCGGGCTTGGCACCCGACGTCAGCATGAAGTCCGTCGCTGTGAAGGCGCGCTGGGAGAAGGCTCTCAAAGCCGAGGTCGACGATGCAAGTGACAACTTGGCACTTGCATACGGCTTCACCGAAGAGGTCGCCGAAGCGGTCGGGGTCTCCCGCAGGTCCATCTACCGCGACATTCACCTTCACAAGGCCCTGCAGGCTGATGTCGCGAACCTCCTGACGCAGAACAACAGCGACCTTCGCCGCAACGCTTCCCAGCTGCAGGCCCTGGCCAAGCTGGACCCGGACATGCAGCGCAAGGTGGCCGGCGAGATCATCGAGGGGCGGGCCAAAAACGTCAGCGACGCGGTCAAGCGCCTGACGCCGGGAACAGCGGTTCTGAGCGACCCGCAGGACATCGCCTATGTGCGGGCGGTGGCGGCCTGGAGCCGGCTGAGCGCCAAGAACAAGGCGCTGCTGTTCGGCGAGGTCATCCGCTGTGACCCGGCGCTGAAGGCGGTCTTCGAGGGCAGAGCCCATGGCGCGGAGGCCTCCGATGTCTGATCGCCTCGCCCCGATCTGGGTGGTCATGGCCACCGCTTCAGAGCGCTATGAGCGGGAGTCCGATGATGTCGTGACCCTGCTGCAGGCCGAGACCCATGTGGTCTTCGCCTTCGCCACCCGCAACGCCGCCGACGCCTATGTCGAGCAGCTGCTGGACGTGCAGTCGACCTGGCAGGGATGCGAGCCGACCTGGCGGCTGGACGCGCCCGATGACCGCAAGGCGGAAGCCCGGGTGCGGCGCCAGCACAAGGCCTGGAGCCGCCGCGCCCTGAAGGCCCTGCAGGCGCTCGATCTGGGCGTCACCGATGTCCAGACGAGCTGGAGTGTCGAGCCGGTGCTGTTTGGACCGGGGGCGGCATGAGCAAGCGCAAGCCCGCCTATAACCCCGCGCAGATGGCGCTTTCGCTCGGTGTGCCCGAGCGGGTGAGCAGCGACGGCGCCCTGGCCCATCTTCCGAAGATGACGGCCTCGGCGGTCGCCAACATCCTGAAGGTCGAGCCCCGCAACCGCTTCGAAGTGGCCGGCGCCGTTTCCGCCCTGATGGACGAGGACGTCTCCAAGCTGATGCTGGACGCCTATGCCAGCGAGGCGCGGGACGCTCACCGGATTTCGTTTGACCGGTTACTGGCGCTGATCGCCGCGACAGGCCGATTTGATGTGCTGCGCCGGCTGCTGGCGACGATCGGTTGTGACCTGCTGGTCGGCGAGGAGGCCTTCCTGGCCCGGGTCGGCGACCTGGAGGCCCGCAAGCGCGGGATCGAGGCGGAGCTTAAGGCGCTGAAGTCGGTCATCGAGCCTCTCGATCGGGAGGGGCGCTGATGACCGTCTCCAAGGACTGGTGGACCGCCCAGGAGCTGGCCGAGGCCAGGCTGCCCGGCCTGCCCGGGGTGAAGCGCAAGATCAATGAGCTGGCCCAGAAGCTGGGCTGGGCGTCGATGGTCGATGCGGCCGGCTTTCCGCTGGCGCGTCCCCGCAAGGGACAGCGGGGCGGCGGCCTGGAATACAGCCGCGCGGTGCTGCCGCCGGCGACGGTGGCGGCGCTGGTCAAGCGCGGGATGACGGGCGCTGCGGCGGCCGAGCCGACCGAGGCAACGCCGCGCGATCAGCTTTGGTCATGGTTCGAGGTCCAGCCGGAGAAAACACAGACCGAGGCGCGGCGGCGGCTGAAGGCCCTGAGCGCCCTGGAAGAGCTGCGCAGGGGCGGCCACAGCGTCACCTCGGCGGTGGCGGTGGTCTCGGCCGAGCAGTCGGTCTCGGCGGCGACCCTCTATGAATGGCGCAAGCTGGTGAAGGGCGCGCCGGTCGCCGACTGGCTGCCCAGGCTGACTCCCCAGCGTCAGGGCGGCGCTGCCGAGGCGGAGATCCATCCGGACGTCTGGCGGCTGTTCAAGAGCGACTATCTGCGGCCAGAGCAACCGACCCTGGCCAGCTGCTGGCGGCGGGCGCGCGATCGCGCCGAGGCCGGCGGCCTCACCATTCCGCATGTGAAGACCTTCCAGCGGCGCATCGAGCGCGAGGTCAATCCGCTGGTGGTGGCCAGGATGCGCGGCGGCACGGAAACCCTGCGCCATGTGGTGCCGCCGCTGCAGCGGTCGGTCCTCGATCTTCACGCCCTGGAAGCGGTCAACATCGACGGCCACGAGTGGGACGTGCGGGTTGATTTCGGGACCCGGCCAGACGGATCGCGCGACATCGGACGGCCGATGATGGTGATGCTGCAGGACCTCTACAGCCGCAAGCTTCTGGCCTGGCGGATCGGGCGGTCGGAGTCGGCGGCGGTGGTGCAGCTGGCGTTCGCCGATCTGTTCCGCAACCACGGCATTCCCGGCCATTGCGTTTTCGACAACGGCCGGGCCTTCGCCTCCAAATGGATCACCGGCGGCGCGCCCTACCGGTTCCGGGGCCGGGAAATGAACGGCGACCCGCTGGGGCTGATGGCCAGCCTCGGCATCCAGATCCACTTCACGACGCCCTATCGCGGACAGTCGAAGCCGATCGAGCGGGCGTTCGGCGACCTGGAGCGCAACATTGGCACCCATCCGGCCTTCGCCGGCGCCTATACCGGCCGCAGCCCGCTGCACAAGCCGGAGAACTATGGCGAGCGGGCGATCCCGCTGGCCGACTTCATGGCGGTGCTGGAGGCGGGGATCGCCGAGCACAACGCCCGTGAAGGCCGCCGCACCGAGGCCGCCGCCGGCCGCAGCTTTGATACCGCCTACTTCGAGAGCTACCGCGCCAGCGTCATCACCAAGGCCACCGAGGCCGACCTGAGGATGGCCCTGCTGACAGCCGAGAAGGTGCGGTCCGACAGGCGCAACGGTTCGGTCAGCCTGTTTGGCAACAGCTACTGGTCGCCGGAGCTGCTGGCCTATGCCGGCAAGCCGCTGACGGTGCGGTTCGACCCCGACAACCTGCATTCCGACGTCCACCTCTATGACCTGGCGACGGGGATCTATCTGGCCACCGCGCCGATCTCCGAGGCGGTCGGCTTCTTCGATGTGGCGGCGGCGAAGCTGCAGGCCAAGCGGGTGGCCGACGCCCGGCGCAAGGCCCGCGAGGCCATCGCCGCCCAGCACCTGGTCGATATCCAGACAGTCGCGGCCGCCTACAGCGCCGACGCCGAAGAACAGACCAGCCCCGAGCCGGCCGCGGTGCGGCCAATGCGGGTGCGTGGCGGGGCGTCTGCGGCCCTGAAACCCGCCGAAGCGGCCGCGCCGCGCCTGCTGGATCGATTGAACCTGGATGACCTGGTCCCGGAGCGAAAAGCCCGCCCGGACCTGCGCCTGGTCGAAAGCTAGTGGGCCGGCGGGGTGGTGACGCACCCCGCCGGCCAAGACCCCGACCGCCTGAATTTCAGGTGGTCAAGACCGAACGAGAGGACGTTTAGCATGACTGACGCCAGTAGCAGAACCTACAGCCGCGAGGAGATCGACAAGCTTCGCGACAAGATGCTGGCCTATCGCGAAGGGGTGTCGCCGCCCCGGACCTGGCCGCGCCTGGCCGAGCTGAGCGGGGTCAATGAGAAGACCCTCGCCGCGTGGGTTCCCGGCACCTATGACAAGGGCGAGTACTGGAAGAACCAGGACATCCCGGCCAAGGTCGAGCGGTTCCTGGCCAGCCTTGAGGAGCGCCGCTCCCTTGGGGCCGCCATGCCCCGCCGGCTGGGCTTTCAGCGCACCCCCACCGCCGACCGGATCATGAAGTGTCTGGCGCTCGCCCATCTGGGCGATGTGGCCCTGATCAGCACCGCGCCCGGCTGCGGCAAGACCATGTCGGTCGAGCAGTTCAAGGCGACCCGCTCCAATGTCTTCCTGACGACGGTGTCGAAGGGATGCCCCGGTCCGGCCGACGTGCTTGGCGGCCTGCTGGCGGCCATGGGCGAAGTCGGCGCCAAGGGGACGATCGGCGATCTGAAGCGACGGATTTGCGCCAAGATGCTGGGCGCGGACGGCCTGCTGATCGTCGATGAGGCGCAGTATTGCTCAGAGGCCTCGCTTGAAGAGCTGCGGGCCATCCATGATTCCACCGGCTGTGGCCTGGCGCTGGTCGGCGATGACAAGCTGCCCGGCCTGCTGCGCGGCTTTGCCCAGCTGCACAGCCGGGTCGGGGTCAGCCATTTCCAGAAGCTGCCCGATCCGGCCGACCTGACCGTCCTGGCCCAGGCCTGGGAGATCGAGGACGCCGCCTGTCTGACCTATCTGCGGTCGATCGCCGGCAAGTCGGGGGTCGGGGCCTTGAGGCGGCTCGACAAGGTGGTCCGGCTGGCGGTGATGAGCGCCCGGTCCGATGACCGCGCCCTCGAAGTCCAGGACCTGAAAGACGCCTTCGCGCAGCGCTATCGGGAGGGCCAGTAGATGGACCGCCTGACCATGATCCGGGACGGTCGATCAGCCGCCCGCCAACTGCGCAGCCTGGCCCGCATCGGTGCTGTCACGCCCCGTGAGCTGGACCGGCTGCTGAACAAGATCGACGCCGGCTTCGCGGCCGCCCTCGATGACGGCGGCGATCCCGGCGCGGCCCAGGCGGACATTCCGCTGGTCCTCGCCGATCTGGCCGCCCGGGGCCTGTCGATGACCCACGCGGCGATGCTGTCCCGCTCGCCGCCGCCGCCCGCGCCCGCCCGGTACCGGGTCGTGACCACGCCGAAGGTCACGCTGGGGGTCATCGATGGAGACCGGCCGTGAAGACGCCCGGCTTCCTGGCGCGGTGGCGGGCCTTCCGCCGGCTTTGGGCCGGTCCGAGCGCGCCCTTCATTCACCGCCATGACCCGGCCCTGCAGCGCCGCCTGCAGCGCCGGGCGGCCCGCTCGGCCTTCCTTTCCAACCAACTGCCGGGACAGCGCCTGCTGACCGGTCCTCACTTCGGAGACACCCAATGACTGACGCCATGATCGCCGCCCATGCGGCGCTTGAAGACGAGATCAACGCCCTGCCGCCCGGCTGCGTGATGGTTGAGGGAAACCTCTACCGGCGCGACCCCAAGGGCGCCTTGGTGCCCAACGAGCTGATCAAGGCCCAGGACACCCTGGAGGACGAGACGGTCCGTAAGGTGTTCGGCTATGCCGAGGAGCTTTCGGCCCAGATCCAGCGCTTCAAGGTTCATACCTTCGACGACGTCGATCTGCTGTTGGCCATCCTCGCCCAGGACTACCAGGACAAGCGGGGAGGCCAGAAGGGCAACGTCACCCTGACGAGCTTCGACGGCCTGCTGAAGGTGCAGGTGGCGATGGCTGACCTGATCAGCTTTGGGCCCCAGCTGCAGACCGCCAAGAGCCTGGTCGACCAGTGCCTGAACGAGTGGGCGGCCGACAGCCGACCGGAGATCCGGGGAATTATCCAGCGGGCCTTCGACATCGACAAGGAAGGCAAGGTCAACCGGACCGAGCTGTTCTCGCTGCTGCGGTTCGAGATCGACGATGAGCGGTGGCTGAGCGCCATGAAGGCGATCCGCGACTCGATGCGGGTGATCGGGACCAAACGCTATGTGAGGTTCTATCGCCGGGAAAAGGCCAGCGACGCCTGGACGGCGGTCTCGATCGACGTGGCCTCGGCATGACCCAGGCCGACCAGGACCTTCTGACGCTGGCGACGCTGTCGCTGTTCTTCGTCGACGGCGCGCCGGCGGTCGTGTCGGACTTCGAGCGCGAGCTGCTGTTCGCCGCACTTGATCGGTTCAACAGCCATCCGGCCGGCTTCGCCTTCACGGATGCGGAGCGCACCGCGCTGGGCGACCTGCTGGACGGCCTGATCGCCGCCGAGAAGAAGGCGGCGGCCTGATGGCGCAGGTCTCCGCCTCTCTGCAGAGCGCCTTTGATCGCTTCTGGGCGGCCTATCCCAAGCGGCCGTGGAACCCCCGCGCGGCGACCCTGGCGAAGTTCGTCAAGCTGGTGAAGGCCGGCGTTGACCCGGAGGCCCTGATCGGGGCCGCCGGCGTCTTCGCCGCCTCATGCCAGACGCGGGGGATCGCCGCTGACTTCATCCCCTATGCCTCGACCTGGCTGAGCAAACGCCAGGATCTGGACTTTCCGGCCTCTCCGCCAGCTGCGGCGAGCCCCGATGGCCCCGATGCGCTGCATCCCGGATCCGCGCCGGCCCTGGCCTTCCTGCGGCTGATCATGAGCGACGGCGACTTCGCTGTCTGGATCGCGCCGCTGAAGGTCGAGGCCGCCGGCGAAGGGCGGGCCGCCACCACCATCACCGCCAAAACCACGTTCGCCCTGGACCGGGTCCGGAAGGACTGGGGCGACGAAATCACGGCCCGGCTTGGGCCTGTGGACTGGACTGTCGAGAGGAAATCCACATGAGTTCGACGCCCCTGACCCTGACCGCCCAGATGGCGGCCGTCGCCGTTGTCGCCGCAGCGGTCGCCCTCACTGGCCACACAGGCCAGCCCTACAAGGCTGTCCGTCACCTGCTGAAGGTTCACACCACCAGCTATAGCCGCGCCACAAGCCAGCAGTCGGTTGGCTTTGTCGCCGCCCGCGATGCCGCGAAGGCCGCTCTGCTCAATGTTTGCCAGCCCTACAGCGCGCCGGCGGCGGACCGCCTTCCCGGGCCGATCAGCGCGCCGACGATCCGGCGTCCGCATATGCCCAGCCAGAACAGCCCGGCCCTGAAGGCCGCAAAAGAGGCGGTTGAGCCGGCTCCCGTCCGGCCCGCCCATCGCGTGGCCAGCCCGCCCCGGGGCAGCGCCTATGGCAGGGCGACCGCCGTCCGGATGAAGCCGCTGACGGGCCGCAAGCTGCGGTTCTGCCGGCGGTTTCTCAATGCCGGATGGGACCTCGACGAGGTGGCCTATCTGTTCGACGTTTCGCCGGACGCCCTGGCCATCCAGTGCCGTGGACTAGCGGCATGAGCCGCGCCAGGAAATCTCCGCGCCGACCGGCAAAGACGACGCGGCTCAGCTGGACGCCGGCCCTGGCGGAGGTGTTCGACCTGCCGCTGCGGCTGGGCATGAGCCCGCCGGGCGGCGTTGTGGTGGCGATGAGCCAGGACGGCCGCCGCTCGACCTGGACCGGGGTGTTCCAGACCTCGGCCGGCCTGCCCTGCCGCACCGTGGTTCGGATGCGGCATCTGGCCGATGGCAGCGCCGACACTGACGGGGGTCTGATGACCTTCCGGCTGAGGACCGCCCCGGCCGAGGCGCAAGGCGGCGTCGGCGCATGACCTGGCTGCGCGAGATCCTATCCAACCCGGCCAACTGCATCGCCGTCGCGGCGATCCTTGTGCTGGCCGCCGCGATGGTCTGGGCGATGGTGGCGGTGCGCTTCTGCCAGCGGTGCGGGTTTGAGGAAGCCCAGTGCAAGTGCGGGCGGCGCCGGTCATGAGGCG